ATCTGCACGACGCTGCATGCTGTATTGTTCAGATACAGGCCTGCAAGTTCGAAATCGTCAGCCGCTTGCACAGACGTTGTTGTGCCTGTACCGTCAGGAGGCGCCGCCAATTCTGGATAGCGCGCTGCCCAATCAGCATAGACGAACTCGACAATTCCTGTCGTGTCGCTCATTTATTCGGTAACTGCTGTTGACAGAGGCGCAATCCCACCCGCACGCATTCTCTGCCGACGATTGGGACCCATGCGCGGATCATTCGCCTCAGGATGCGTATCGATTGGCTCCAAGCCGTGCTTTTCGTCACGATATGCTTTCGCTTGCGCACGGATTTCCAATTGTTTCGGGCTCGCGAAAATGAAGCCTTTCTTCACCACTTCACTGTTCTTATTCTGCTCAAACCACAGATCCCAGAAATCCTTCGGGATATTGGGCGTGAGCGCAAACGATTGCTCCAGCATAATCGCGTCGCCGTTCGCATCGAGCAATGGTTTCGCATACGGTGCTGTGTTGCCATTGACCATGAACTGGCGACCATCAGGCTGATACTCTTCTACTTCACGCATTCCACCGCCGATCACTGGCCGCTGGAACTTTTCCTTCTTGAACGTGCGCAGAATGAGCCCATTTGGCAACTTGCACGCAACCGTAACGACGTCCATTGTTCATTTGTCCTTCATTGTTGAGTGATAAGGTAGTAGTAACAGATTTCCTCTCCCACGATCGTTCCGAAGGGTCATGCGGGGTCGATCCCGTTCAACGCATGCTAGATCGTGGTAAGACGAGGAAATCTATTATTTAGACACCAAGCATCGAAGCAATCGCATACGGCTGCCTGATCACAGTTCCCCACGTGCCTTGGGTCGCCTTCTGCTTGTAGCTCGACAAAGCAATCACGATCTTGTGCGTGCGCAACTTCTCATTGAACGCACAGAACGCCGTATCCTGCCCACCAGCATTCTCAGCGATCAACTGCACAAGATTTCCCGATGCAATACCGGGCGTATTCGACGCAGACTGCACGCCATATTGCACAGCAGTTTCCATACGCATATTTGGAAACGATTTGCGCAGCATGTCACGGGTAGAGATCCCGTACGTGTTAATGAAGTCGAGCGCGACTTGCACGGCCGGCGACATTGCCAGAACCATCGTCTGTTCCATGTCGAGTTCGACAACACCGCCGGCCTGAACGACCAGCTGCTCGTAAATCGACAGAATGTCGTTGTACACTTCGTTTGCAGTGGCATTCGGATTGCCATTCACAAACCAAGTAGTTCCACCAGCAGCCTTGGCAGCAGGAGTGAGCGACGCTGTCAAGTTGGGATCGTTCAATCCCCCATAGTTTTGCAGACCTTGCACCCCGAAGAAGTAGGTGTTGTTCTGAAAACGATTGAGGATATTGATTGCAGCTTTGTCGAGTTCCGCAGCCCATGCGATACGAGCAAGACCTGCTCGCTCCATCTCCAGTTCACCATACTCCTTGATGATCTGGTACAGATACGACTGCCGGTTCGGGAAGTCGGTGTTGAGGCCCGTGCGTCCGTTTTCGTTGAAGTCGCCGTATGAAGAAACTTCACCGGTATACTCGACGATTGGGAAGAGCGCGGTTTGCATCAACCAATCACCCTTCTTCACTTCCCCGAAAATCTTGGCGGCCTTCAGGGGAGAGAAGAGGACATTGATGATCGTGGGATCAATGAACGTCGTCAACCATTGCGGAATGCCCGAGTTGGGATCCGTAGTCAACTGCGGTTGAGCGTCCATCGCAAGTTCGAAGTTGCTCTTCCAAGCATCTTCGATATAGACCTGCTCAGCACCAAAGAAGTGGGCGCCCTGCTCGGCCAGTAGTGCAAAATCGGGGTTCATTTCTCGTATTACTCCTTAGCCGAGCGGCTGTGCTGAGATTTTGACAATATCGCCAACAGCGCCGTAACTCATGGCAATCCATTTCGTTTCGACGTTGAGGACAGACGTGATCGCGGTTGACGTAACAGTCTGCGTGGTCTGCACGTAATAAGTGCCTAGTCCACCGGTCCCCGTGCCGAAACCTGTGATCTTCGTTCCAGCAGTAACACCACCACCACCGGAACCTGCGAGAATATCACCGACACCCCACGTCCCCGACTGCGCAGAAACAGCAGTGAAAAGACCGTAAGTTTCGCTGATCGTCGTTGATGCGACTTCCTGCGACAGAGAGACGTAATACGTGCCGTCTCCATTCGGAGTGCCGTCAATCTGCGAGAGCACTTGCGTCCCAGTCACGACCCCTGTGCCGCTCAGGATACCGCCTGGCACGACCAAGCCTGTAACAGCGCCCGTAACAGTCATGATATCGCCGGTGATCGACCCCGTCCAAGAGCCCGTCTCGGGATCAATCGTGCCTGTTGCGTGTGCACCAGCAGTTGCAGAGTCCGTCGCAGCAAACGAGAACTTGCCATCAGCAAAGTTCGCGTAAGCCTTCTGCCCAACTTGAGCAGCCGTTGCGCCGTTGTTCTTCACCCACAGATCAGCATTGGACATCAATGTTACATTGAAGCCCTGCGGAACCTGCATCGAATTTTCCTGCAGATATGCTGTGAAGAGCGCTTGCTGCTCACGGTGCAGAATACCCGTAATGGGTCCCGAACCGAAGCTATTCGCAACAGCCGGGAAACCGTCGCCATCAAGCGGCGGAGTTACCCATGCAGCACGACCAACGATCAGCGAAGTACCAGCGATAAGTCCGCCAGGGCCCGCAAGCACTGAGTACCGCGGATTGGTAGTCGCAAAGTCTCCTTCAACAGCCGGAGCCGGCTGCGAGTTGACTTGCGTTTGAAAATTACCTGCACTCATGTTTCATCTGCTCCTTAAACCGTCCGGACGCGAGCGACTTCCGGAAAGCGTTTGTTGAAATCGACGACAGCACTGTCGTTGGCATGCTTAGCCTTCTGAACCGGCTTCGCACGCGACTGTGAGGCGGACAGAGCGCGAATGACCTGCTGCGCAAGCGACTTGTAGCCGGCAGGCGGAATACCGTCGTACGCCACGTCGTGCTTGTCGAACAACAGTTCATAATAGGCAGCGGCACTGTCTTGCGCGAGCACAGTGCCGATGACAGGCGTAACGAGATCGCGTGCCTCAAGCAACTCGCGCTGCTCACGCTGCCATTCTTGTTTGGCAGTCTGAATACGCGACTCAATGGCAGCATCCATTGCCTTCTTGTCTTCTGCCTTTTCCTTCTCGCGCTTCTCTTCTTCGTCCTTAGCACGCTTGTCGGCAGCAGCCTTGTCATCTGCCTTCTTGCGCTCTTCCTCAGACATCGCATCACGCGCACGCTTGTCTTCTGCTTCCTTCTTCTTCTTTTCCTCCTCTTCGGCCTCATCCTTGGCCTTCTTGTCGGCAGCAGCCTTCTTCTTGGCCTCGTCGTCGTCTTCGTCGTCGTCCTTTTCGTCTTCGCCCGTCTTGTCGAGCATGCTCAGGACACCATCCATGCCCTCGAGGTCTTCGTCATTCGCAAGCTTGCCGTTGGTCGCGATCTTCACACGCGAAAGAATGATGGGACGGCTATCGACCCAGTTCTCAGCAGTGATACCACGCAGGATTTTCGAATAGTCGATCTGCGCATCGTTCGCGAGCTTCGGCGCAAGGAAGGCCGTCAACGCGCCCCGGGCGACAAGCGCCTTACGCGAAGTGGCCTGAGTGGTCTTCGGCATTTGTAATCCTCGTTTGTTGAGTGCAAGCGGTAGATTATCTTCGACCAGAACATCCGCTCCTGCTCGGCCGTCTTCCACGAGTGCAACGTGATTGAATGCAATATCGCGCATCACGCCATCGTATTTCATGCCCAGATACGTACCAGGCGTCATATCTGGGGTATAGCTGTAGGAACAACTCAGTTCCTTCTTTCTGTCGCTTTCGATCAGATCGATTGCAGCTTTATCCCAGATCACAAGGCTATTCTTGAGGTAAGGTGCGTCGAAGATCGCATCCGTACCTGTCGAGCCAACTATGTGCTGCTTCTTTGGATCACGTGCTGTGACGCCGATATGCATCTCAAGCAGCTGGATATTATTGCTTGACTGTGCGCCCTTCAACAGTTCGTCTGGCGCACGCAACATCTGATAAATGCGCTGCGGGTCGAGCCCGAGACGATCACCGTTCGGGATCTCACGACCAAAGTAAGGACAAATGTTCGCCTTGCTGATCGGGGTCAACTCGACATGCAAACGTCCTTCTTTATCGTATCGCCTGAGCGAACGATCGTAGGCGAGTTTGAGTGAAGGATCCGGCATGACGTATATCAGTCCTGTACAGCAACAGAGTTTAGGCATATGAGCGTATTATTACCTGAGGTCGGCGATACAGTACGACTTGTCAAGTTCCCGCCCAATCGTGGCGTCATGGATTGGGATCGTGTACTCACGATACACCAACCAGGGCATATCGTTGCAAAGAATGCAGATGACAAAAAACGAGATATAATCTATCTTGTTTGGTTCAGTTCGCGTAATGGCAAGGAAGGCTGGGAAGTCTGGCTTACCCATGAGCACTTCACCGTAAGAAACAAGGATGACAAATGATGCCGACTGAAATCAAAGACGGGCCACTGGTTACGCTCGTGCTCGCACTCTCAAGCGAGATAATCGACATGATCCAAGCAACACATGACGCATTGCTCGAGGATGGCGATATCGAAGGTGCTAAACAAGCGTCAATCAAATTGGAACGCTTGTGCATGCTGCAATCACTAGTCGAAATGCATTATGTGCGCGATAACGAGACAGTGAATGAACGATCTGCGAAGGATATTATTGTCGCATATCTGCAAGAGCATGATCCTGCCGTATTCCCGATCAACATTCGCGAGGATGGCAAGCTCTTGCTACTCGATACATTGATTGGGATCAGTGCAGACACCGGACACTGGCTCGATACGCAATTCCCCGGACAAATCGCGATCACTAAGCCTGTGCGCGAGATGCCCGCAGAACGCACATATCAGGAAATCGTAAGTTTCAAAGCAACACGCACGCCCGGTTTCGTTCCCGAACTGTTGCCGACACCGCCGCTTGTTGGCCCTGCCAAACCTCAGCACAAAGCTGAAATCAATTCAGGCATGACGACTGATGGCACATCATCGCAGGGTATGCCGGGTGGTCGCCTGGGAGATCGCTAAGCGCCGGGGATAACAGGTCTCGACACACAACGGCAGTTGATCAACGTACCAGGCCATATGCGTTGATCAACTGCTGGGTCGAGCCATCCCTCAGCCACGTTGTAAGTTTTCCCTGAATTACGAACATGCGTCGGTCGAGGTTCTTTGCCTCCGCCTGAATGCATCCAGATCGCTTGCGTGATCCCCAATTCCTCATAACGAACGCGCGTCATAGCTGCGGTGGCTTTGTTGTTCTGATCTCGTGCGATCAGTGCAGCACGCCGACGTGTGATACCGTAACGCTCCTCAAGCGCAGTCGTAAGCTCTGAGAGATCGCCTCCTGTCTGCACAGATCGCATGACAAGACCTTCAACCTCAGTCAAATGCTCACTCGCAATCGACTTGATCAAACCAACTTGTGCGCCAATCGTCGCTTGCATCACGTCATTCATGGGGCGCGTCATTTTGAATTTGACTGAAAACCCCGCATCCTTCAGAATGGTTTGCAGCGCAGCATCGGAGCGACGATTGATTGACGTAGCAAAATACTCGCCGAGACGCTTAGCACCCTCTTCAAACCGGCTTAACCACCGTCTGCCAAGTGTGCGCATGGCGGCATACAATTGCGACGCCGGCGAAGCATCCGAAGCAAGCTCTGGCGGCGTAGCACGATACTGAGCACGCAACCAATACACTATGCTGCGGTGCATCTCCGCAATCATCTTGTCGAGCTTCTGACGATAGCCCACAGTGATGCCCACGTTAGGATGTATTGGCGGGAGCACAGTTGCTTTACCGCTTGGGTGGCATAATTTACGCTTCGGTTTCAACGCCAACTTAATTCATCCACGGTTCAAGCGTCGATCTGAACTTTACATCGAGCACATAGCCTGCATTCTTGATACTGCGAATAGGCTGTGTTTGGAACTTCTCTTCCAAACATCTGCGCAAACGCAATATCAGCACATTTACACACTGCACATCGGAAAGCATTCGCAAAGCATGCTGTTCGCGCACAAGATTAAGCCTACGATATATGATCTCAGCAGGCAAAGGGCCGGAGTCATTCCAGAACAAATCAAGCAATTGTGCGTTATTTCGCGTCAAACCCAATCGATACCAACGATAAGATTTTGGAGTTAATTGCTCGCGCAAGCAGCGTAACTCTTCCCGCAATCGCTCATTTTCAGCAAGCAATGATTGTTCACGTGTTGGAATGCTGCTCGTCCCAATCATTATCATTACGCCTACACTCCCGAATTCGCCCCGCCAGTCTTGTTGTTGGCACTTGCGCCAGCAATGCGGTTTGCATCGTCGTCATTTTCTTCACCCGTATCCCCTTCATCGAGCATGACAGGTTCAGGCGGATCACCTTCAAGCCCTGAATACGGTCCATCTTCTGAAGCTATACGGTTGCGACTTTCGGCAGGCGAAATCACGCCTTTGTCAATCAATACAGCATCCGTATCCGCCTCAGTCTTCTCAGCCGCTGCCTGGCCCGCGCGATCAAGTTGCCAAAGCTCCACGAATTCATGCGTAAGCTCTTCATCCACTGCCCCAGTTTCACTTAGCTGGATGATCTTGAGTGCAAGCGATACACCATCGCCAATAACACGCTGTTGCATGCCATGAATGCTGTCATAGAATGTGCGTATTTCACCATCTGACGACGCATTCAATCCACTTGGTGTAATACCAAACAGCTTAACAAGAGGGATACGAGCAGGAGCAGCCATGTGCTCTTGTGCTTGCGCTTGCAACTTGTCGAGCGAGCCAAGCGGCGCTGCTATGTTCGCCAGTTCTTCGCTGTCCTTATCAATCGCCATTACACCGCGATTGTTCATTGTGTTGGCGAACAAATCGATCCGCGCCTCAAAGCCTGCGCCACCTGTACCGTTCAGATCGTCCTGCAACACTGCGTCCATGTTCGTGCTGAGCACCCATACAGTAAACGCATTGATCAGATCGTTGACTGCCTGACGCGTGCTAAGCCAATTGTCCACATATGGCTTCATTAGTTGCAAGAGCGACAGTCCACCAAAGTTGTATGCGGGCTTCAGCAGATCAGGCACAGGACGCGAAATGATCGTGATCAAGCGCGACGAATGCACTTGGCGCCCCATGACCCACCACACTTGCGGCTTGTAGAACGTATCAGACAGCGGGTTATTGCTGTCATAAATGTTCGGTGCCATCCATGTGGGGTCGAGCACTTTGAAGCCACGCAGCATGCCTTTGCCGATCTTATCAGGCGTCGGCGTGAGTGGCTTCTGCAACTCTTCAGGATCTTCCCATACAGGCGTCTTCAACGCGCTGCCTGGCATGAATAGGTCGATATAGATAAACGATACGCCAAAGACGCCATCGAGTTCAAGCGCTTCGCGAAAGCGATCCCGCAACTGGAACTTCTCTTGTGCATCATTGAGCGCTTGCGCTTCATCGGCCTTATCAGCACCTTCGCCTTTAATATCAATCCATTTGCGCGTCATCTCTTCAGCAAGCACGGTGACAGGCTGGCGATACTCAGAGCGCTGCGAAAGCATGGCAAGGTATGGGTAACCCATAAACCCAATGCCCTCTGCCCACATGCCGTGCACTGGGAGAGACGAAAACGCAGAATTAAACCCATTCTCAACATCGATCTGGGTATCTTGCGCAAGCTGCTCTGTGTCATCAGGGACGATACCGGGGAGCACACGTGGGAGCTTAAACGGGTTTTCCTGCGTCTGTGTTGCGCGCCTTTGCTTCGAACGCATGCGCGCGAGTAAAGACGCACTGATTTTGAACGCCCGCTTGTTGCCCTCTACCTTTGCTGTCTCAGCGGGCTGTGCAACTGCCGCGACTTGCGTAGGTTGAGCAACACGAGCCTTGCGTGCATCTGCACGCTCACGCACTGTTTGCGCGGTCGCTGGCTTTGTTGTCTTGCTCGGAACCTTTGGCAACGTAACTTATTCCTTACGCGATTTATCGCCACGCATATCAGCGATCATCTTCATGAGCATTGGCGTAGGATCATCAGGCTGCCCAGTCAAATGAATGATGATTGCTTTTGCCCACTGCTCATCCGTCATCTGATCAGTTGCAATGACACGTTGGTCCTGCTGCGTTTTACGACGCACTGTGAGCAGATCATATTCCGCATCGTCCAACACGACATAATGTTGTGCCATAACTAAAAGCCCTTCCTTATTTTGCCCCGCATCATCATACGCCCAAACTTACTTGGCTGCATGCGCACTTGCATCTGTGCAGGCGAAGGTTGTCCAATACGTTGTATTGCAGCTGGTGCGATTTGCATGGGCGCTTTGCCACGAGGTGCGAAACGCATCATAACCGCATCCCCGAGATTGGGCGACTTAACTCCATCAGGCGTCTTGTCGATCACGATCTTGCCTGTGCCATTGATCTGATACGTGGGCTGCGAGAGTTCCATAAGCAGCTTCGTCAACAAAGGCAGCTTTGACGATATCGAAATGATCTCACTAGCACTCACAGGCTCTTTATCGACAATCGCGCGATACGTCTTCTGGAAACGCGTGCGCAATGACCACCACGACTGCGCCTTAAAGTTCTGGTAATAGTCTTTGTTCTTTCGTCCCTTGATATCTTCGCGCTCGGGATGAATGACTGCTCCAGAACCTCTGAACGCCTGCACACGCAATGCACGTTGACCGTAACGAGCACGTGCCTCATTCAATACGCGAGCATCACCGCGCACAGCAGAGCCAATACCATCAGCATCATACAGAAACCATTCGTGGTCAAGATTGTCTGCGAGCGTGAATGCGCGCGCCGTCGTGTGCGCTGTGTCACTGTTCTTTCCACTCCATTCCTCGAGGTAGTCGAGCAAGAAGCCGTATGCGCCTGCATATGCGCACAAGTCTGCGCCTTCGTCTGCAACGTCAAGAGCGCCGTATTTTGCACCGCTCGGCTCCATTGCGAGTTTGATATGTGCGTCAACCGCAGCCTGTGCCCACTCGCTCGGGATCAATACGCCTTCAGTAGAAGCCGCATAGTTGATATCCAACTCTTGCGCAACGATTACTGGGTTATTGATCTTGAGCTTTTCATTCTCATACCACGCTTCGTCTTTGCGGGGATCATCTCGCCAATGCAATGTGAAGACTTCAACAGCGCCTGAGTGCCTCAACTGAGCAAATGGATTGCCCATGCCGTTCGCAGAACTGATATCGTGACGACAGTTCGTCGTCTGCGAGAGCGCAGCATCGATCAGCAATGGTCGTTCCAGATACGCAGCCTCATCCACGAAATAGATTGAAGCTCTGTCCCCACGCCCAATATTGTCGCCGGCTTCACCGGTCATTGTCGATCCAGTATTTGGGAACATAATCCGCATATGAGGCGCATGTTTGCGCTCGTCCCAACCTGGTCTGAACTCTCGCGGTAAATTCTTTATGAAGTAGCGCGCTTTCCAAAAGAGCGCTTTTGGGCTTTCAGACAAGTCAACATACTCTTCCTTACGCGATCCGAAGCCTATCAGAACGCCTTCGTAAAACATGCACAGCGT